ATGGCCAATGAGTCAAGAGGATTTGTCCCCTCAACTCTTCCAAGAGGGTTTGCAGCCCAAACTTGAGAGGACTTATGCCAGAACGGTATGGGATTGCTCAAATAAACAAATTAGCATTCAATAATACTAACTTATTTAAAGGACAATCTAACATACGTAACAAATGGCTGCTTAAGCGAGAGCTTCAGCGGTTCATTCGGTTACCAGTTATTGCGTTTGGTCTTAAAAGACATCTAAGTAGTTTTATGCAGATGCATCGAAACATACTCGATTTATGGAACCGTAATGGAAGTTTATTCCTTACTCAGTACCTATCCGAGTGCGTTCGTGCAGTAATCTGCTGGGCTGGTAGTGAAAGCTTTGTCTCTAACAAAGTCAGAGTTAAACTATCGTCCGCTGGTCTACCAGTAATTATTCCGGCCTCTCTTCGTGTTAGAATGTATCAAATGAAACGTTCTAGCACCGAGGGTTGGTTAATTACGAAAGTAGTCTTGACAGTGCTTAGTGTTTATAGAGTCATTGGTTGTCCTCCCAATGTTAAATTGGGTACGATTACTGACCCCTTTCGGGGGGTAACTCGTTCTTTACCGCATGCGGAACTAAGACGAGCCATGACTTCTCTAAAACTAGGTAAGCTTAAATCCCCGAATCTCATGAATATTTCTGAGAGTTCAGGTCCTAACCATCCTCGAGCAACGTGGTCCTGTGCCGCTGACGCCTTAGCTTTGATGAGATACCCAAGAAATTGGATAGCTATCATGCAATGGTGTCATAAGTACAATGGGCCTCTGGTGATCGTGTGGTTACTGTGGATAAATCTCTTTTCACTCCTGTTGGCGCCTTTCCTTGTTTATTATGGGATTTACCCAAAATACATTGGAAGACTTGCTAAACTTAATGAGGCAAGAGGTAAAGTTCGGATTATTGCTATCACGGATTATTGGACTCAGTTAATTCTGAAACCATTCCATGATTCAATATTCAAACTTTTATCTCGTATAGAAGAGGATGGTACCTTTAATCAGGTACGTCCCTTCCATGCACTCATGAAGAAAGCAACCCTAACTGGTGCGAAAGTAAATTCTTTTGATCTAAGCTCAGCAACAGATCGTCTCCCAATCGATGTCCAGGTAGATATTTTATCTATCCTTGGTATCGACGGAGAGCTATGGAAGACTATTCTTAGTCGTCCATGGTATCTGGTGTCTAGAGCAAATGGTATCATCGTCAAAGAGGATCCGATTTGGTATAGTGTAGGACAGCCCATGGGAGCATATAGCTCTTTTGGGATGCTGGCTCTAACACATCACATTC